CTCTCATAGCGCCTGTGAGCCGCAGGCGTGGCACCGCCAAAGCTGGCCCGGCTCAACCTAGCCCCGCCTGGCCTCGCGCCCGGCGGGGCTTTTGCTTGCCAGGAGGCCGGGCCTGGGATAGTATTAGCGAAACCATGACCGACGACACCACACCCGACACGCCCGCCGCCATTCCTGAGCCTGAGGCATTCGCGCCCCTTCCCGGCGACACTCCCATGATGGAGGTGCTGGCAACCCTGGCCCGCCAGCTTCGCGCCAAAACAGGAAAACCGCCATCATTCATGGCGATCCCGCGCAAACTGGCCCTGACCGTGGCCGGCGAAAGAGCCGCGCAGAAGCAGACAATGCTTGAGGACGGATTCATGCGGGCCTGTCTTGACGGCCGCCTGCCCAGCATCCTCCTGGCGCTGCCCGTGGAGCCGGACGGCCCGGCCGTGCCCATCGTGGCCCTGGACATGCCCGCCCCGCTGGCCGCCGCCTGGAACTGGCCAGTGCCCAGGTTCGCCGCGAATGAGGGGTTTGAGGAGCATCCCGTTTACGCTGCCTGCCCGTTCAGCCGCTACCTTTGGGACAAGGGCGAGGGTAGCCGCATCCCCGGCCTGACCAAGAAAGTGCTCAACTGGTGCGTGTCCCGCATTCAAACCCAGGCCGCGCCCGTCCACCAGCCCGTGATCGGCCAGGAGGCCCAGGCCCGGCCGCTCATTATGCCCAAGGTCGAAATGCAGGACATGTCCAACGATCCGGCGATTGCCCTGGCCGAGATTGAGGCCAGCCTGGACGCCAAGGCCCAGGACATCCGCCAAGACCTCGACCTGCGCGGCATGTGCGGCATGGAGTTCCCCGGCGAAGTGCATCCCGACATTGTGACAGGCCTCAAGGCCGCTTTTTCGGCCAAGTTCCAGGCCCTCGCCGAATACGGCCCCCACCCTGCCAAGCCCGGATGGTTTGCCATGGTCGCCACGCCCATGGGCCTTGCTACCGGAGAGTAACGCGCAACAACCGTTTACGATGCCATGACAACCGACACCCCGCCACCACCGCCCAAGGGCTGGGCCATTGTGCCCGCCGACGATCCCCGGCTTGATTTTTTGCCTGTTAGGCCAATGCGCTATTGCAAAGAGAAAGGCTGGGAAATGTCATCAAGAAGGGCAGGGTATGCCATCGGCTCAGTAGCCAAAAGCCTCTACACCTACGCCCTGCCCATCCATGCAGAGCCCCAGCCACGCCTGCCGTATGCCTGCAAGCACGAATCGCGGAACATCATGGGGCAATGCGTGGCCTGTGGCGACATGGGCCAAACAGAGTCAGCCGCAAAAGACGAGGAGATCGCACGGTTGAAAAAATGCCTGTTTCAAATGCAGGAAGCCGCCAAAAGTCTAGCCTCCGCCGACCCCAAAGGCCAGGCCGGGGCCGCCAAGCCGCCGCTGGGCCTGATCCCGCCCGAGGCCATGAGGCAGGCCGCCATCGTGCATGGCCTGGGGGCCAGGAAATACGGGGCCTGGAACTGGCGCGAGACAAAGGTGCTGGCCTCGACCTACATTCACGCCGCCCTTCGCCACATTGAGGAGTATCAGGACAGGCTCGACGCAGAGCCGGAATCAGGCCAAAGCCCGCTTGCCCACGCCATCGCCAGCCTGAATATCCTGCTGGACGCCAAGAAGGCTGGGACGCTCATCGACGATAGGCCGCCCGCCCCGCTGGAACTGGACAAAAACTGCCCTGACTGATGTTATGCACATGCTCCCCTGTGTTATCTACTTCCTTGGAATGCTCTACTATGGCACCTTGCGGGCTCGCTTGAACTATCACGATGACGAGAAGGCTTGGGCTATCGTGACGGTGATCGGCACGCTAGTCCTATTCCTCCTAGGTCTTTACAGCATCTTCAAAGCCTAATGCCCGCCGCCAAGCCACGCCGCCCGCCCGCCAAGGCCAAGCCCGAGGCCGCCAGCCTGGACACGGCGGCCTTGGCCGATTGCAAGTATAGCGCGGAGAAACAGGGTGACTGGTCTTTGCTGGCCGATCCGATATGGCGGTTGTGCAACATCTACACGATTCGCTCTGAGGAGGGAAAGCCCATGCCGTTCAGGCCGAATGATGAGCAAATGGAGGTAATCCGCGAGATTTACATCTATGGAGCAAAAACCATTGTCATCTTAAAGGCCCGCCAGCTCGGCGTCAGCACCCTGCTTTGCCTCATCTCACTGGACACCATCCTTTTTGGAACCTCCGTTGAGGCCATCTTGATCGACTACAACTCAATCAACGCCAAGAAGAAGCTCCGCGAGAAGGTCATTTTTGCTTGGGATCACCTCGACCCACTGCTGAAAAGCCAATACTTCATCAAGACCAAAAGCCTCCAGACCGGCGAGTTCAGCCTAGGCCCGCTAAGCCTGGCCGGTCAGGCCGAGGGGCCGGACGGCAAGCCATACAGCACCTACATTGCCGGGGAGACGCCCCGAGGCGGCACGTTCCAGTTCACGCACATTTCGGAGTGGTGGGAAATCGCCGCCCGCTACCCGCAGCGCTCGGCCGACATCCTGACGGCTGGCTGGCCCGCAGGCGAGCAGGGCGTGCGCGTGGTGGAAACGACCGTTCACGGCGGCAAGCACGGCGAAGTCTGGCACCTCGCCAAACTGGGCCTGGACTACAAAGACGAGCCGCTGCCCCGCGAGCTTCGATCACCCAAGACGCCTGTGGTGATGTTCTTCCCGTGGTGGAAAAAAGCCAGTTACCGCGAGAAAGGCAGTCCAAGCCTGATCCGCCAGGACACGCACGACTACTTTGCCGAGAAGGAAAAGGCCCTGGGCGTCACTTTCGACAACGAACAGCGGCTCTGGTATCAAATCCAGGCCGATACCCTGGGCGTGTTCGTGAAAGGCCAGTATCCGACAGACCTGCATGAAACGTGGTCAAGTCCGGTCAAGGGGGCCGTTTGGGCAGAGGCCCTGGCCCGGGCCAAGAAAGAGCGCCGGATTTGCGAGGTGCAGCACGACAACAGCCTGGAAGTGGACTGCTTCTTTGACCTTGGAGCGCCCGACAACACGGCCTGCCTCTATGTCCAGCACGTCGCCGGATTCCAGCACTTGATTGATTACGATATCGGCCTGCAATACGACCTGCCAGACAGGCTCCGGCACATGGCCGCCAAAGGCTACCGATACGGCACCTTCTACCTGCCGCACGACGCCGCCGCCAGACAAAGGAACGGCGTCAGCTACCAGAAAGAATTCGAGGACGAGCTTAAAAAGCAGGGCATTCAGGGCCGCGTGGTCATTCTGCCACGAACCAACAACATCTGGCTTGGTATCAACAAGTTCAACCTCATGCTCTCCACCACGGTCAGGGTGGATGAAAAGAAATGCGCCAAGTGGATCGAATCGGCCAGCCTCTACCGCCGCAAGCCGGACACCAACAATCCCGAAGTGTTCACAGACGAAATCGTTCACGACCAGCACTCACACGGGGCGGACAGCTCCAGGTATCTAGCCGAATCGGCACTCATCGGCCACCTCCCCCACACCTCCAACGGCATCATGGCAAACCTCTACTTTGACTCTAGCCACCTCCAGGCCGCCACGGCGGGCATCATCGACCACCAGCCCACGCTCATGGCCCTGGACCGGCAAGGCACGACCTGGGCGCATGTGGCCTCCCGGCAAGACCCGGCAGGCTGGCTCCGCGTATGGGAAACGCCCTTGCACGGCCCGCGCTACCTTGTGGCCGTCACCAACGGGGCCGTGGCTGTCTGGCGGGCGTCAGGCTGGGAGGCTAGCGCCAACGCAGAGCGCCCGGCCAGGATGGTGGCCGCCTGCGTCGATGAAGCCGGGATCAACCAAGACAAGGTGCTGGCCTGGGCCGCCATGGCCTCGACCTACTACGGCCTGTGCCCTGTGGTTGCCGACATCACCAGCATTCCCGGGGCCGTTGAACGCTTGCGAGAACAGGGCGTTGGCGTGGCAGCCCGTCAGCAGAGCCTGGCCGAGCGCCGGGTAGGGCAGGCAACGGCCATCCGCAAGCCGGGCCATGAATTCGGTAACGAAGAACGAGCGCAGGCCTGGGCCGTGCTGCAAAGCCTCTGGCGCGATGGCGGGGCCGATCTTTGGTGCCCGACCACGCTCCGGCAGATGTCCGGCGTCACGGCCACGGAATCGGGCGGGTTTGAGGTGCTGACCGGCTACGGCACGCAATGGCTGGACGTGGCCGCCCTAGGCGTCTGGACGCTGGGCCTTGCAGCGCCGGCCATGAGGCCAGGGGCAGGATCGGGCGCTAGGTGGGAGGGCGACGGCTACACAAGGGACGCCATTGCCGAAAATTCAGGCTTGCCATTTGAGCAGGGGCGGCGAAAACTGTTCTAGCGTTCAACCTCCACCTTACCTCTCCATGAAATAATGAATACCTGGGCATCTACCGGCGGCAGCGGCGTCCAAGTCTGGGACCCGGAAACAAACAGCTACTACGACGTGGGTTCGGAGCGCGGGGCCGCCATCCAGGCCAAGCAGCGGGAACGCATGATCGGCCAGCTTCAAAAAACGGTCAGCACGCAGCAGAACCTCGCCAACGCCGAAGTCGAGGCCGACGCACAGAACTACGAGGCCGAGCAGAACCGAGCCGCCGGGCAGGCCGCCTTCCAGACCGCCATGAGCCAGGCCGGAGGCCGCCGGGCACCTGGCGGAGGCATTGCCAGGGGAGGCATGGGCCGCCGTGGGATCAGCCTGAACCAGGCAACCGGAGGCTTGGCCGCAGCCAACGCCGCCGCCCGCCGGAAAGCCCAGCAGGGCCTAGCCACGGCCAGGGTTGCCGCCAACCCGGAAGTGTTCGCCGCGCAACAACAGATCGACATGCTGAAACCAGCCGCCGCCGGGCAGTCGATGCTGATGAAGCCGAAGCGCCTGCGCTAATCATTCCACCACCTCACCACAATGGCACGTTACGACGCAGAAGGATACAACGCCAGGGGCCGCCGCCAGATTCTCGGTTACAGCCGGGCCGTCCAGGGCGGGGCCGACGAGGCCCGAGCAAGGGCGAATCAACGCATCGCCGAGGGCTGGAATCCAAGCCTGCGATTCGCCCGCCAGCGTGCCCAGCGTGTTGCCGAGGCCAAGGCCGCAGGCACGTTTGGAGCCACCCGGGAAGCCTACAATCAGAACGGGCAGAACGAATACCAGATGGATGCCGCCGGGAACATTAGCAAAGGCGTGAACGTCGGCTATGCAGGCGACAACGCCAAGCCATACCAGTATGTGCCGCCTAAGCCCGTCCGCTCGACTCCCTTGAACTACCAGCGCCCCGCCGATCAGCGCGTTGCCGACATCGTGGGCATGGCCTCGCCGACCGGCCTTATCAATATGGCCCGCCAAGCCCGTAGGCGAGGAACGCTTGTCATCAAGTAACACTTCACACTCTCCCCTAATGGCTACGATTGAAAATAAACCCGCCGCAGAATGGATTCGCGCCGCTAAAGAGAGGCAGGCAAAAGGCCAATTCGACGAAACTGGAGCAAGGGAGGCAGTGCAAAGGGCGCAAGGCCAAGCCATGCCCGATTACGACGCCAAAGGCCAGATTGTCAGAGGCCCCAGCGGACGCACTTACAATTACAAGCCAACGCCCGCCAAGCCTGCAAAGCCCGAGGCCCCCAAGCCAGCACCCGAGCCCGCCCGGCAGGTGGCCTCCATGCCCAAGCCCGCCGACCACGCCAGCCCAGCCAAGCCTGCGCCTGCCCCCGCCAAGAAGTCGGAGACCAAGCCCGCCATGGTGGCCGCCACTTACACCGAGCGGACCAAGAAAGCAGGAATCAGCAAGGCCGTGGAGGACGCCCGAAAGGAATACGAGCGCCTGAGGGCTAAAAATCCGCCGAAGCCTATCGCCAAGCCGAAGGAGGAAATGGCGAAAGACATCCCGGCTGGCAAATTCTGGGATGAAGGCCACGCCCGCGCTGCCCTCAAGGAGGTGCAGGCCGACGAGGCCAAGGAGAAGGCTGCCGAACGCGAGTCCTACGCTTCCACCAAGCGCCGCTACACCG